TAGTACTAGTATCATTACCACGAATAGGAATATAAAAATCTTCCATCATGTTTTGCATATTATACTTTAAATTATATTCACCTGTTTTATCATCTAAGAATGGTGTTCTTTTTAACTGTGAAATAGTTTTTTGCATAAATGTTTCTATTTCATTAGGTGGAATAGAACCAACATTCATATAAAATATTCTTTTTTCTGGTGCACGAGCAATTCTATGAATTAACATTGCATCTTCCATCAACGCATATTGTTTATATAATTTACGAGCTGGTTCAATGTATGATCTACCATAAGGTAAGAAATTAACATCAGAAACTAGTCTAAAATGGGCCATTTCATAATTATCAAAATAAATACCACTACTATCTTCCATTGACCCCGCTGCTTGTCCTGGTACTGGGTAGTAACCTGAACTTAAACTAATTAAACCGTCAGGAGCGTATTTATATCTTATTGCGTTAGGATTTTTATCATCAAAAGCTTCTTGTCTTTCAATATGAAATGCAGTATAAGGTATAACATTATAAACACCAAATTTTTCAGCTATTTCTAATTTTAGGAAAAAATCACCATATTTACACATTTGTCTAATCCACATCCAAAGATTAAACTCAATATTTAAAACATCATAAAATAAATTATATAATATTTTTTGTATGTCTTCATTAGAACTTCTAATTTGAAGTACTTCTCCCATATCATTTTTTAATGTAGATTCATCAGATAAAACATCCAACGCTGATGCTATAATAGCATCTTGATCCATTACATCATATTCAGAATATAATATAGGTCTTAAATATTGATAATTTACATTAAATTGAGCCCCATAAAGTGAAGAAGGGCTAGTTGAGGAATAAATTCTATTATATCTGTCAATTAGAGAATTAGTTTCAATTTCTCCCATTGATTGAATTTTACCACTATCAATTACTTTCAATTGGTTTCCACCAACATTACGAATAACTACGTCTGTTGAAAATAATCTTCTTAATCTACTAAATACGCTTTTATCAGCCATAATTTATTTTATTGTTATAAATATTATTTAAAGAGCCAATCAATGTTCTCTTTACCATCTTTAGTTTTTATATGGTAAGGATTATCAGCTCCTGTTGAAAAATATCCACCTTGATAGGAAGATCTATTAACTTTAATATTATTTAAAGCATTTTTTGTTATATCAATACCTCTTTGTCTATACTTTAAAGCTGTATCTCTAATATACATTGCAATCCCAAAAGCCATCACTAAATCATCATTATAACCACCTTGGGCTTCTGGTCTTCCGTTTTTCCAAATAAAAGTTCTCATTTCTTCTAATAATCTTTTAGATTGAAATGTAACACCTTTATCACTTAAATATTCTTGAAATTTACCTACTACCATAGGTCTAGTTCTAGATGACATAGTAAACCCAGCTGTCATTCTAGATGTGTCCATATACTTATCAAAGTAAGTATTAGCATTACCCTCCGTTTTCGGAGAATAATATAAATTAGGATAAGCTCTATCTATACAAACTTGAATAGTTGCCCACCCTATATTAGCGTTTTCTACTACTAATAAAGCTTCATTATATTCTGTAGCTAAACCTACTAATAAATGTCCATATTCTTTAGTCCCAATTTGTCCTTTATACTCAGCAACTTGTACATTATTTTCTATATCAATAACATGACAAGCAGAATAATCTTTACCATCACCTCTTGCTACATCAGCCACTACCATATAAGATCTACTATAATCTGGAGATTCCCAAACCCATAAATTTTGATCAGCCCCTCTTCTTTCTAAAGGATCCTTAATAAAAGTTTTATCATAGTATTCTATGTATTCTGGGTAAAACACAATATCACCAGAAGTACTAAAATCACAATCACATTCTTGAGCTGCCATTCTAGGATCACCTAGTAATTCATCTTGTCGTTTTCTCCAAGCTTCATCTCTTTCAGGATGTACATACCAAGGTAATTTAATAGGTAAAAATTCATTTTCTGCTGCTTCTGCTCTTGTCCATGTTTGATGGAACCAATTTCCAGTACCATAAGGAGTACTTAAAGCAATACAACCACCACCAGTTGCTAATGTTTGTTGAGCCGAAGCCCATATCTCACCAATATTATCAATAAAAGCTGCCTCATCAATTAGTAGCAAAGAAACTGCTTCTGATCTACCAGCATCACTACTTGCAGAAGTTGCTTTAATTTGTGAACCATTTATAAGCCGCAAATTTAATTTATTATTTTCAGCCGCATCTACTTTAAGCCATGAAGGTAAATTTTCATACATAAATTTTACCTTAGTAACCATATTTTTAGCTGTTTCCTGTTTTGTTGCTATACAAAGAATATTTTTATCTTTAGCAAATAACATCATCCATAAAGAATAACCAGCTGTTAATGTAGAAATTCCTAACTGTCTTGATTTTAAGATAATACTATAAGGATTATCTCTCATTAATTTAAGCACCTTTTCTTGAAATGGATATAAATTAAATTGAATCCTACCTCTTTGTGGATGTTGGATATAACAATACTTTTTCATGAAATGTACTGGATCTTTAGCACATTTTAAGTATTCTGTCCTTATTACTTTTTTTAAATCCTCAGCCATACTAATTTAAAAGTGAAAAAACAATAACAACAGCTGCTACGCCTGCTCCACCCATTAGTTTAGTTTTTAGTTTTTGTTTTTTTAAATCTTTTTCTAATCTTGCAGTTAGTTCTTGAGATAAAATTAATTGGTCGTCTTTAGTCATTACAATACTCCTAATATTATCTATCTGAGTATTTAAATTAAAAATAACACTATCTTTTAATACTATTTTTTGTTCTAATAATTCAAATTTTTTAAATGATAATATTAATTCCTCTTTAGCTTCATCACCAGTAATTAAATCCTTAATTACTAGTTTTACTATCGGTTTTTCTAATCGAATCGAGGTACTGTCTGTATCGTTCTGTGAAAAACTGATAAAGCTCATCATCATTAAAATTATCAACAGCTTTAACTTTTTCATTAGTTTTTATTCTTAAATTTTTAATTAAATTATCTTGATTAACTATTTCTTTATCTAAAGAATTAATTTGAACATTTAAAGTATCTATTTTATATGTTAAATTATCATTTATAGAGTGCAGTGAATCTACTTTAGCTTCTAATGCTTTAATTTTATTATTATAATCGTCTACGTAATCCTCTTTATTGTTATATAAAAGCCAAATAACAATGCTAATTAGAACTAAAATTTTTAAAATATATATAACCCTTTCTCTTGATCCCATTATTTATTTATTGCCTTTTCAAGCTCTTTTTTTCTTTTAGTTTTTTCTTTTAACTTTTTTAATAGTTCTTCTTTTTCTTCACCTTCAGCCTTAGAATATTCTCTAGCTAAAGATCTCATTTCAGATTGAACATCAGCAAGTTGATAACCTAATCTAGTTAAACTACCAGCACCTTTTTTTAGGTCTTTTTTAGTTGGTTCTTTTTCCTCATCCTCCTCTATACCAGCTTCTTTTTTTAATTGAATAGTTTTTTCTAATTCTTTATTATATTCTTCCTGGTTTTTCAGTTCTTCATCCGTAGCTTCAGATAAAACGGAAATAATTTGTTCTCTAATAAATTTATTTAACTCAGATCTTTTCATTATAATAAGGGTTTTATTATAAATATGTTAAAGATTTGTAAACTTTAATATTTGCTCTACACGTTCATCAGTAGATCCAGATATTTTTTCAATCTTATTAGCCATATGCCCATATTTCTTAATAAGAGTAGTAATTGTAAAATCAATTATATCCCTATAATGTTCATCTGTTTCTCTTACACCATTATCTTCCATAGGAATACCATGAGGAGAAATATAAAAAATATAATCATATTCTCTAATAAATTCTTTAGCATAACTTTCAAATATTTCCTTATCATAATGTCCAATTGATTTAGCATTCATAGTAAATGCCATGACATCAATTACAGTTCTATCTGTAATAATATCATTATTCATTAACTCAGCACATCTTTCAGCTAAAAATACAGTTTGTCCTTTTAATGTTGAATCTGTATTTAATGGAATACCTAAATCACTTAAATATTTACTACGTTCAGTAGCAAAATTATATTTTTTAAATTGTTTTGTTTCTTTTAAAGCATTAACTAATGTAGTTTTACCTACACTCATTGTACCACATAAACCTATTTTCATATTATTTATTTAATAACCAACTACTTGATTGTATTTTATCACCCAATCCGTCTATCAATGTAATACCTAATTCGTCACAAATCACGCTTTCTGGTATACTTTCGTTATTTTGATCTCCTCCATTAGCAAAAAATAAATCATACTCATGACTAAACTGTTTATGTATCGTTTTTAGTGATTCTACAACAGTTCTATCATCATCTAAAGATAATATACATCTATCTACTACTGTTAACTCAGTAACTATTAAACATCTTTCATCTTCTTTTTGAAATTCTTTTGAACCTTTTAATTCTCTTTGTCTATCATTATTAACAATAACCCAAAGTTCTCCACCTAATGATTTAGCATTATGAAAATATTCAATATGTCCTTTATGAATAGGATTAAAATAACCACTTACTATAACTGCTTTTTTCTTCATTAATTTCTATAATCTGTAAGTTTATTTTTCATAGATTGGTTTTTATAATATGGTACTCCTGTTCTTTGTTTTCTTCTTTCATTCCATTCTTCCTTACTATATTTTATACCATAGATATGATATTCAGCCTTTCTATTATTGCCTTGAGGTATATAAGCGGGACCATCCCAATTATGTAATCTACCTTCCCAAATAACAGCTACAGTACCATCAGCTTTTTTTAATGTTTTACTTTGTTCCCATTTTTCACTCATAATGTAATGTTTTATTTTTGACTATATTTTTTTATTATACTTTCTGCAACAAGTGTACCGTGGGCCCCTGATACCGAAATCCCTCTTGCTGACAACGCATCACCAACAAAGTGCACATTAGGGAATTTAGTTAAGGATAGATCTGAATAATTAACTAATGGTTCAGGAGCTAGGTATTTAACCTCAGGTACATAGATTCCCCAATCATCTTTTAATGTAGGAAATACTAATTTC